AGCCATCGTATGCCATGATACCTATCTGTGACTTGTAGAAGACTGTATCATTGATTGTGACTACAGACCTTCTGCTACCCTTCTCGACTCCGTAGCATTCGACATTGGTCAATTGATAGTTCTGTGGCGATGTGCCATAGACTCTACACATACTCGATTCCTTAAAGAAGACAAGATGTCCGGAGTATGGTGCTGCACCAGTCCAATCGCCATCTGTTCCTTGCTGTGCATAGAACGAGTCAAGCGATGTGCCTTGATAGTAGTTCCAGTTCTTCGGATCTCCAAGCTTACAAGCATAGATGGTGTTGTCTCTGCTGTTCGCACCCCAAAGTCTGTTGTTCCATTCGATGACAAGATCCATATCAGGGATATCTCGCTTGATAGTTCCTCTGAATGTGATGTTAGTCGCACCTTGAATCTCGATATATGTCTCTCCGGCTAACTTGATGGTTGTATCTGTTACGGATAGGATGGCTGCCGATGCTGTAGCATCCATTGTCTTCTGCACATCATCCTTTGTGTACATAATCGATCCGGAGATATTGATTGCATCGTCATAGCCAAAACCATGTGCGGATGCGAATGTCATCACCATTGACTCTTGGTCTACTGTTATATCCACAGCGAGACCTGACTGTCTGTTATCGAAGTCATTAGCCAAAGGCTTATAGTCACCAATCTCTACTTGCCCTGCTGATGTTAGCGGTAACTCAAGATAATACTTCTCAGGGAAGAAGCAAATCTTAGTGTTGATAACTACCATCTCTGATGATGGTGTTAGGTTATTAACCTTCGTTATCTCCTCGCCATCAAAGTAGAATGCGATGCTGTTATCTGTCTTGAGTGCTATCATCGCAAGCTTGTTATATCTCGTCTCAAGTTTAAGTGGACGGAGAACACCTTCCGGAAGTTCGTACTGTCCTCTTAATGGGCGAGGCGCAAGAAGAGGATATCTGCTTGATGAGAGATTCAGCATATCGCTCATCTCACCATCTTCTACAGCATCCTTTCGGTTGAGTCCTCTAAACGCTATGGTCTTCTCTTCTATAGGCTCAAGAGCATTAATCGGTTCTACATAATTTCTCATCTCGTCTCACCTACATAACATTTATGATTCTTGTCGGAAACGGATTCTCTTCTACCTTGTTCTTGCTTACTACCCAGTCAACAAAATCTCTGAAGTCTTGTGTGTGCTGTGAGATGTTGTTCTGATAATTCGGCATCTCTTCATTCGCAAGATCAATCTGTGACTTCACATAAGACACATACAGCTGGTCATATGGTGGAGTCGCAAGAAGTTCTGTGAGAATGTAATATGTCTTGCCGGTATCAAGCGATGCATTAGTCTGCTCGATATACGCACCATTCTCATAGATGAACCATCCGCTTCCATTGTTCCATGTCTCTGCTGTTGGCTGTTCCTTTGGAAGTGAATAGTAGTTTGTATATTTAGGTGCAGAAACATGAAGCTGCTCTGCTACCTCGACTTCAATCTCATTGATGAAGGACAGAAGTTTCTCATCGGTAAAACTGTTAGGTTTTTCTTCTTGTACCTTTTCGATTAATTGCTTTATTGTCATATGTCCTTCTCCTTCTTAATGTGAATAGTGGGAGCCTTGATGCAGGCCCCCACTTACTTCCTTACAGCTCTCTGACCTGCTCTCTGAATTTCTCTCTATTCGTCTGTGCAAGCTTCTGCTGTTGGTACTTGTTTGCAAGCACCTCTGCCACATTAGGTTTAACCTTGACTTGCTCACCCTTCTTAATCTGTGTGATGTATCCATTGATGATTACTGTCTCAACCGGATCTTCACCAGGAACAAGAGGAATCATTACAGTCACAAGTTCTTCCTTCTTCTCTTTCTTTTCAGGTTCAGCCATTACTTCTTCAGCCTTAACCTCAGCTACTTCTTCGATGTGGTCTTCTTTCTTCTTAGCCATCATTGGCCTCCTTCCTGTGCTTAACAGTTCGGATTAGTTAGCCTCTGCGGATGCTCCGAATGATGCAGCGGATTCAACTCTTATCATGTACTCTTCAGTCAGAATCTTAGCTGTCTTGTTCAGCTTCCATCCTGCTGTAGCTCTCTGATTCAGAGGATCTGCTGTACCGCCACTACCGAGCTGTTTTACGATAGTTTCGATTCCACCACCATTGATTGATGTAACTCCGAATGCGTTAGCCGCAAGAACCAGTGTGCCATAGATTGGAAGAGAAGATGGCTTATAGATCTTGGCAACTGTTGATTCAACGAATCTGATGCCATACATCTTGCCAATCTCACCTTCAAAGATTCTCTGTGAACCGGCATAGTGGTTTGCATCTATCCACTCACTGTCATTCATCAGGTCATATGTGACATCCGGATGAACGATAGCAACAAAGTCTCCATTGATCTCTTCAGCATCGACTCTTCTGAGGAATCTTACAGCCTTCTTGAGATCCTCGATGGTCAGAACATCTGCTGATGTGAGCGATGCTCTGCTTGACTTACCACCGGCATACTGTACATTCGTACCCTGCTGAATGAAGTCTCTTGTAATCATGTCGGAAATCTTACCGGCCTGTGCAGCGAGGAGCTTCATTACTTCCTGCATGTTGTTGTCATATGCAGTCAGGTTCAGCATATCTGTGGTAGTGATGTATCCACCATACTGCTCAACATATGCAGTGATGGCTGTTACACCATAGTTCTGTCCATCAGGTGTTACACCTTCGACAAGCTTCATATTTTCCGGTACTGTTGGCAGAGCATTGAATTTACGGAATTCGATTACCTTACCATTGCCACCTGGAATCGGTCTCTTCTGACCAAACTGATCGTGAATCAGCTTAGGCTCAGCGAGTCTGATGAGATTCTTGTCATAGAATGTTTTCATTTCAGGACTGAGATCCTGATTGGCTGTGTATGTACCACCATGTGCTGGTGTGTCATCTGTTGCCGCAACATAGCCACCTGGCATCTGTCCTGTCCAGTTCGGATTAGCCGGAGTATAGCCCTGCTGTGGAGCTGGTACTGGATCGTCAAAGTGATAGAATCCAATAGTCTTCATAAGTTCTTTCATTGTTCTTTCTCCCTTCATCTATTCATGACTCAGATGAAAGAAGATGCTGTTTAGAACGAAACTGTCTCGCCTTGTTCTACCCTTCTGTTGATTTCATCTAAGTCATCAGGTGTTAATGAGCGAGGATCTGACTTACGGACTACAGCTGCTGAATGATTCACTCCGGACTCTACCGGTCTTCGTGCCTTCTGTTGCATTGCATTGACAACATTTGCTGTTGCCCTTGACTCTGCGTGTGCATTGTATCCTTGCGTAATCTCATCGATGTGTGTAGCAAAGAATGCATTACGGACACCTACACCGGCATCGAGCAAGTCTCTGAATTCCTCGTTCTTCTCAATCTCAAGACCTAAGTCAAAGCTTGGGAATGTCTGTCTGAGGACTTCTTGGTCTGCCTCCCATTGTGAGAACATCTCTTCTCTTCTGCGCCTCTCTTCAAAGTTCTCTTGAATCTGTCTGCCTCTTTCGGCATCGGCTTTGAGTTTTAAGTTCTCCTTGTACTGCGAGACTGATAGACCAGCTCTCTCCGCTTGTCTCTCATAGAATGAGTCATCATTTGCTATAGCTTCTGTCAGTCCTTCATAGTCTCCGGTCTCAAGTCCATATGACAAGAACAGAGGAGATAAACCATCTGTTATGGAATCCACTTGCGCCTGTAGATTCTCCTGGTTCTTGAATCTGTCTTGAATTGCCTGAGAGACTGCTTGACCATACTGGTCATGGAATCTGCCACCCTTACCTACAAGCGAGGCAAATTCATCGCTGAGAGATGCACTCTCATCTGCTGTGTCATTGCCGACATGACTGGTGGGAGATGTAGCATTCTGTGATTTTCCATACTGTACTTCACTCGGCTTAACATCTTCCTGCTTCTGCCCATTGGCTTCAGCACTGGCTGTTGCTCCTTCAGATCCACCACCTTCTCCATCGAAGTGATAGAAGCTTAGAGCGATTCTGTTGTCTAACATAGTGATTCCTTCCTTTCTGCTGTTCTTTTACTTGGATGCGAACCAAGTTATTCACTATGCCTATAGCATAAAAAAAGAGGGCAGATGATTTCGCCCCCCATCTAATAAACCTTGCAATAATCAGGGAATTCTGCCTCTACTTCCTTGAATACTGATAGCACTGATTCAAATGTTGCTATCGTGATATCACTTGCTGCATCGATGCTTATGCTCACATGCCCATCGGATATCTGCACCTTGCCTATGTTAGCTCTATCCAATTCGGATAATATCACCTTGCATAGTGTGGAACAGATGATGCAGACATCCTTAAGTCCGGCATGATTCATACAGTCAAAGTAGATGCTCTTCCTTCTATCGTTGATCTCGCATAATACTTTTGTCATTGTCTCTCCTATCTTGGTGTGCTCATGTTGGCTGCTCTGACTCTCTCTTTAGCTGCCTGACTGTTATCTCCCTTCTTGACATTAGCCGCTGCTCTCTCTTCAGGTGTTCCAGCATCCTTGTTCTTCTGTTGAGCAGAGCCTTGCTGTGGCTGTCTCTGTGCTTCTGCTTGCTGTCTGTCTGTCTGTGCATCTGCCATCATCTCAGGTGACATTAGACCAGCTTGCATAGCCATCGCAGCGATTCCATCATCTTGCATAGCAAGGTTCATTATGAGATTCATAGCCGCATCCATCTGCTGTAGCATAATCGCATTCTCTTGAATCTTGACCATCAGCTTATCCTTGCCTTCAAACTGCATAGCCTCGATTGTAGTGAGTGCAGGAATAGCATTCTCAGGCTGGAACAGACCCATGCCATACAGCTCTTTTATTGTCTCATTCTGTGCTGCCCTTGAGAATGGACTCTGCTTCTCTGCTGATACCTCGATATCGAAGATTGGTCTTCTGTGTCTGATGAATCCTTCAGGTGTGACTACATCCTCTTCGACAATATTGGCATTGCTAAACTTGATGAATTCAAATCTGCCATTACCTTCATCGATGCGGAAGTCTCTTGGTTCTGTGTAGAATTGTCTGCACAATTCGATGACGAGATAGTATTCTTCTCGACATCCACGATACAGCTCCTTGTTCATATCCCTTGCTGTCTTGCTTCCTGCCTCTTGCAGTGCTGCTATAGCTGAAGCCGCACTGACACCACCGGATATACCGCCCTGATTGAAGTCTCTGTTGTTGGATACCTCTTTCAGCTCGTCTATCTTATTGGCAAGATGGCTGATTGCTCCGGATGGTACATCTTGTACCTCGATAGGCATAACAGAATCTCTCGGATCTCCGGAACCAACCTCGACTATCTGCTCATCCCAATTGGCAAACTTCTCCATGTCGATGTTGGCATTCTTCTTGCCGAAATATCTCGGTCTTGCCTTTGCCATCGCATTGTAGATGACAGACTGGTCAAGCTTGTCTATGTCCTTCTGTGGATTCTTCATGATGTCAAGATATCCGAATCCGCAAGGACTGTCCTTGACCGGAAACAGCCTACGAATAACGAATGGATACTTACCATGCTCATAATAGCCATTCTCATAGCCTTGCTCGTTCTCTGAACAGAATGCTACCTCTCCCCCAATGATGACTGCATAGTGCAGAATATCTCTCGGTACATCTGTTATGTGAATCTTCGTAGGCTGTCCATTCTCATCCATACCTTCAAGATCAACCGGTCTCATCTCGGTCTTCTTGTAGTACATCTCGACTACCTCAGCACAATTAGTGGTATCGATGTTGTCATCGTGCATGTACTTGACGATGGTTCCCTTCTCGTTTGGGCCTATCTTATTTGCAAGCTTTGGCCATTTAGTCTTCAGCACATCCACATCCTCAAGACTCACATAGAATACCTTGTCAGATTCTTGGATGTCCTTAATACCTGGCTTCCAAAATAGGTTATGCACATCGATGTTGCTGATGGCTATGTCACCTAAACCATCGTGCTTTGTGCTATCCCAAAAGACACCGGTAATGGCTGTGCCATCTATAGCGAAATCCCATGCCATGTCTCTGTACACTTCTTCGTAATCGTTCTGTGCAAGAATTGCCGGAATAACATCGCTCAGTGCCTTTGCCTCTATCTCATCATCAGCTTCTCTTGGAAGGATGTTCGGAGCAGGGAATGAGTCCATCATATCTGCATGCTTATTGATAATGCTGTTCACTGCCCACGCAGAGCCTACACCAACATCAGCCTTGACTCCTTCATTCCTCTCGCCCAACACTTGCCAGTGCCTGAGTCTCCACCATTGCTGATTCTCTGTTGCCTTTTGGTCAACATAGTTCTTGCCTTCCTTGTACTCAACAAGCATCTCCAAAGCTGCCTTAGCATCATCTTTACTGAAGCTGTGGGATTCCTTGAGTACAAAGTCTCTTTCTTTCTCTTGCTTTGCCATGCGCTCTCCTCTCTCTATCCGAATCTCATCACTGTCTCAAACTCATCGTAGTTATCATCATCGCTCATAAGGTTAAGCGGATCTT